AGCAAACTTATGGTACATGTGATTGATAAAAGTCTTGCCAGTCTTTTGTTTATAAAAAGGGATTTGTGCCGAGGTACAAAGTAGACTTACCATTTCCTTTTTGTTCATATTTCCAAGGTGTATGGAACTTACTTTTGAACCAAAACCGCCAAAAGAAAATAGGGAGGTTATTTTTTGAACCTTGCGTCTGTATTGGTCTATGTCAAAAATGCCTGTGAGTAATCCTGTTCCCTGTGTTGAAACTGATTGGTCCCTTTGTTCCTTTCCTTCGTCGATATAAGGAATACTTGAGTTAGCCAATTCAGATAACATCTTAGGAGGAGGACCAATTTCTATTCGATAGAGATTGTTTGTAGCTAAACCATTTCTCTTCAAATAAGAAATATAAGTTGATAGAATAGGTGGAGTGTAGGAGTCCATTTATTTAAACCCTTTTTCCAAAATGACTAAAGGAGAATGTGGCTTGATATTCCTCAATAGTCGAAGTAGTGTCCCAAGATAAATCTATGGGTGTTACGTCAATAGGAAACATATTGTATAGAGTGTAGGTTACGATGTCTTCCCCGGCTGTTCCGATTTGGGTAACTTCCCCGTCAGTCAAATAAGACCAACCAGAATAACCCTTCACTTCCCCTTGTTGTTTAATTGTGTTTAACCAATCTTCCAGTTTGAAGCGAATATCATAATTAGAATCATTTAATATGTTAATGGTCCAATCTTGATAAGTCGTGTCACCCGCAATAAAAAATTGAGTGTCAAGGAACGTAACGGGAACCTTGGATGTAGACCTACCGGGAATTTGCGCACCCTTGCAGAAGAATTTACATTTGCTACCTAAGAGGGAAATTTCCACTCGGAATAGGTTAGGTCTTGCACCAATTCTAAAATTGGATATGAAATCTGAAATACTATACATAAATATTTCCTTCCACATCACAAACTTCTCTTACTTGTTCTTCGGTAAATTTTACTTTGTTATTAGAACAATCAAAATAACCACCAACAGTACTTGGACTACCTTCTAGTGTGGTCAGGTTATTATAAGAACAATCAAACTCACCAGTTACTTTATATTCTAACCCTTCTTTCACCCAAGGCAATTCTTTTAGTGAATTTAGTTTCATAACTTGCAAATTAAGACTATCAAACATTAGAACACCATCCACTATTTTCTTGTTAAACTTCTTACCCTTGAAATAATAACCTTCAAATATGTCTTTATTATCCACCACTTCCAATACTTCCAATTTTGTTTTGTCGAAAAACACACACTGAAATGGTTCATTCTTGTGAATAACACCATCACCATTATCGTCGTTCACTCCGTCAACACCTAACATTCTAAAGAAACTATTCCACTTATTAGGGTTTCCGCCGACTTTCCAACTAAACCACCAAAAAATTCCGCTCGGTTTGTTCATCATTTTAGCTTCATTTTTTCCTTTATTCCAAACCTTGTCCACCATATCATCTATGTCAGAATTAGAAATTAATCGTTCTTTCTCTTCTTGAAGTTTGTTGTTCGTGTCTTCATACACAGAAAGAACCTTGTCGTTACACCTTTTGTAAGACCAACTCAATCTCTTAATTCGCAAAGCAATAGTGGAAATATTGAATGGTTTTATTTTTAATAAATCAAAACCAAATATTTTATAAAAAATTTCTTTTTCGTCTTCATCTGCGTAATAAAATGTAATAGACAGATTTACAAAAATTTCATCTAAGTCTTCTTTATCATCTTCAAGTATTTTAATTATTTTTTCTAAACGCTTCTTTTGTCTTTCTAGTTTTTTCAATTCATTAACATCTTCAACAAAGAATGTTTTGAATTTTGGCGCTTTCTCAAAAGCCATTTTAATAAATTCCTTGGTCTTTGCTTCATCCATTTCACTAAGTTTGATTATGTTGGTTCCTTTTTTTGGTTTGAAAATATAAACTATTGGAGAAGCACCAGCAAAGGGAACAGTCTTCTCAATACTCTTCTTAGAAGCTAATTTGTCCTCATACACATTTAACCAGTAACTATAAATCCCATTAGGTGTGTCGTATTTTGAGTTAGGGTTGATACCAAGTTTATTGATATCCCTCATGCTGAAATACACATCACTCCTACCAAAGTATTTCCTTAGTGCGTCATAGGAACTAACCTTTGGATTTTGTTCTGGATTTCTTCGTTTTTCAAGTAACCAATGTTTGTAAGAAATCATAATATTCCTCTATAGAAAATAAAATTATTATCAAAATGTATTTATCGTTTAAAAAAGTATTGACATTTAGAAGTCAAAACTGTATATTCTAGTTACCTCTTGACGAAAGGAAAATTTGAGATGACGAAAAAATTTAAGGTTGTAGTGACTCATTACAGCGGCATGGTGGTGGAATCTTGTGTGGAAGAACTGTCGGAAGAAGATATAAATAAAGTGGTCCAATCTTTCGAAGATGCAACAGAATATATCAAATTCGATGACTCCAATAAAAACATGAAAATTCTGAAAAGTGGGTTCTTGAAAAATTCTGTTATCACTATCGTTGTTTGTTGAAAAATAATCATTGACATTATTCTCTATTCCTGTTATAGTCTAAACATAACCCACTGTGAGAAGGAGATCTGACATGACGAAACAAGAATTCGTAGAGCGTGAACTTCAATGGTTCGATGAAGGGAATATTCTTCCTTACCGTGTCGCCGTGTCTAACAATCTCAATGGTGGAGATTATGCTTACGGTTCCCACACACAGATTAGAGAGTACGCCGACACCACCATTGGTTATGCTGGTGATAGGGATCACGCTGTAGCCTAATTAGAAGAAGCGTGGGACTACGCAGAGTTCAACAATAACAAATACCACGATGATCAGAACGATGAACTTTACGCCGACGATGACTACTATGAAGAAGATTAATAAATCAGAAGCGGTGTTAGCCGCACTAAAAAAATTAAAAGAAATGTCAAAGGAAGAATTGGATGAAAAGTTGTCTAAACGTGAATTAGGTCCGGTTGGGTATTTCTTGATTCATACGGGAGCAATTAAATCAATTTTGAAGAGTGAGGAGGAATTTCAAGATGACGAAAAAACAATTTGACGAAAAAATTGACGACCTTATCGGAACCTTTGCTTCCATTCTCAAAACTGAATCAAACTCTTTATTTAATTCGGGTATGATTGATACGGAAAAATACGAAGACAATTTTGTTCTTCCTCGGATCATTTTTACAGCAGCAGTAGAAAGACAAAAAAACTGTCTGAAACCTCTTTACAAAAATTCCCAAAAGTAAGTTAACAATCTCATTAAAGCTTAATCAACAAGAGAGGTTACTAATGGAAGAACAAGTGGAACAAACACCATTTAAGATGAAATTCATCGTAGATGGTGTGACGTTTTTAACAAAACCTACCACTTGCACCAAAAAACAGAAAGAAGAATTAATCGAACTTTATAAGGAAAATATTAACACTATTAGTTTCTGGTCTTTTGAAACAGAAGATGGTGAAACAGTATTCCTTAACAAAGAAATGGTTAATAAGACTATCCTTATGATTCTCTAACAAAAAGAGTGGTCCCTAGTTAAAGGGACCACTCTTTTTCATTTAACCAATTTAAATACTTTTTCTTACCGTCTTTCCCAATGAGTGTAAACGAAGGTAACGGTGTATTCTTGAACAGTGTCCATAGAATCAAACCCTAGTTCAATAGTACTTAGGTCACTAGGCCAGATGTTGTAGAAATCGTAGGCTACGTTGCTATCGTTTCCGTCTTGTAAAATCTGAGTAACAACAGCCTGACCATAATATTGACTCTGATTGGTTGCGCCATTGGTACGAGCATTGTTTTTGATTGATTCCATCCAACGCTCTAGTTCAGTACGAATACCATAGTTCACATCGTTGACTACAGTAACAGACCAATCTTGAAAAGTAGCAGTCTCACCAGCAACAGGAATAATGTTGTTGAGATAGCGCATTTCAATCTTGTTTACGGTCTTGTTAGGGATTTGAGCAGACTTACAGAAAAACTTAGTATCTTCACTAAGTCTACCGGGAATGTCAACCCGAAAGAGGTTAGCCCTCGCTCCGTGTTGAAATTTTGCTACGAAATCAGCAATAGTTGTCATTATTGTTCTCCTTGGTTGTATTTTAAATTTCTAATGTGTAAACGAAATGACCACAATCCCATATTCTGTCAAATCCGTTGTCTTTAGCGTTTTCCCATTCAGTTTTGTTCTCATCAAAATTCTCTAATATATTTATCATTTTGTGTTTCATTAAGTAACTTCTATGATAAAGTTTGTGATCGTATTTGAAATAATAATAGTTTGGTTGTGATATATGATTTAGTTTAAATCCCAACTTTTCATAAAAAGAACCATCACTAAACCTTCTATCAGCATAAGTTAAAATTTCCCCACACTCGTATTTATCAGTAAAATATTTCAGAAGTTTACTAGCACCACCTATAACAGTTGTGTATTTTAATGAACAAAATCTAATCAATTCCATCTTAACTTCACCCTTAGTGATTTTCCTTTTACCAAAGGTCATGACAGAAACTAACTCGTCTTCATGGAATAATCCTAATCTATATTGACTCTTATCTTTCCCCTGCAAATGATTCTCTTCAAGAAATTTGTTTTTTGTTTCAGTGTCAATCTCTTTAATCTTGCATTTTCTAGCCATCAATTTTCTATCATACAATCCTAATTTGGATAGGATAATAGACTGAACTATTTCCTTTTTGTATAACCATTCGTTAGACTGAATCTGTAGTAATTTAATTCCGGCTTTATTAGCAAGGTCTAATTTGATATTATGATAATTTTTATTCTTACCACCGAACTTTTCACTATGCCACTTCACACCATTATATTCTATGGCTAATTTGTTGGAGGGAATGTAAATGTCTATTTCTTTACCTTTCCCGATCAGATTTTTTGAATTACACACTATGTCATAATTATTTTGTCTTAGAAAATCACAAACTTCGTTTTCTTCTTTCGATCTATACCTTTCTCCATAACAACCGGGACAAATTTTATCTGTCCTAACATGAGAACCGTTCCAACAATTTCTGTAAAACACATGACCACATTTGCTACACTTAACTAATAGATTTGTGTGCCTGTCCTTATATTCTTCTAAAAATTTGATATCTGGTAATTGTTCCTTGAGTTTAGAAAAAGTTGTCTTTCTCCTTTTAATCCTGTTTCGTTCTCTCTCACAATCAAGATTACCCTCGCAAGTTTCAGAATACCCTTTTACCGAGTTGTAAAACCTAGCAGGGGAATCACAATAGGAACATTTAGGAATCTCATACAGATTATTAATCACATGGTAATATCTTCTAGGTAATTCTAAATTTGTGGCATCTGTAAAATAATCAGGAAGAGGTAATAATTCTTTCGTGTCATAAAGTAAATTAAGAAAATATTTGTTTTTTACAATCTTAGAAATAGTGATAGCTGTAGGAGGAACTTCTACAAACTCTTCGTCAAACCTAACGGGATTTTTCAACCACTCGTTAAGAAAATTTACTTTATCTACAACATTCGCTTTGTAAGTTTCAGTGAATTGTTCTTTATTAAACCCCTTCAACTTATGACAGTTTATAGAAGGACAAAATGTTCTGTATGGATTTTTGAACATCTTAAAGGGAAGTCTAACCCCACACGATTTACATTTTGGGATTTCCTTTAGGTCGTAATAAACTAAAGCTAATCTTTCTGTAAAATTATCCGTGTCTATATGTTTTGTTTGTTCATTAACATATTCTATTATTTCTGGAAAAGTTCTTTTAAGTAAGCTGAAATTTTTCCTAGAAAACATTGAATGTAATTTACCATTGTTTATGATTTTACTGTCCACTGTTAAAATTTTGAGGAATTCTTCTCTGTTCATAATAACTTCTCCCTAAAAAAATATTCTCCTAGATAATCCAATTGGGAGGAAATTGGAAACGGTCGGCCAACCGCTGTCTCTAGGAGAATCTATGCTACTATTTATTGATAGTGTTTGTCAAGTTTTACTGGCGAGGAATAATCTCTTCAAAGTTTACGCCAGTCTTAGTGTTGATAAAGTTGAGTTGCAAGTAGTAGATTGACCGAGTAGGCTTAACGTAAATATCAACAATCATTTCATTACGGTCGATAACCTCACCAGTATTGTTGCTACTGTCACAAATTACGCGATAGTCTGTGATACCTTCACGCCCAACAATGTCACGAAGGAATGGGTCAATCATGTTAAACATTTGGCGGCGAGTGAACGGAGTATTTTTCTCAAAGAGGAAATACTTAGAAGCCGTTGAGATTGCTTTTTCCATATGGATAAAGAGTCGACGAACATCTACGTCACCAAAGGAACTAGGTTTACGAAGTAGGGTTTTCTGACTAAACACAACAGGACCGTCACCGGGGAAAGCAGTAACGATATTGACATTATTTTTGTGCATAATGTCTCTAGTTGCTTTATCAGGATTAAAACCGAACTTGATAACATTCTTCATTTGACCGCGATTAAGACCGGCAGGGGCAAACCAAACTTCTCTAGTTAGGTCATTGACTGCATAGATACCAGCTACGTCACCGGAAACAGGTAGCCAGCGGAACTTATCATTGTAGCGGTCATACTGGTACTTCCAACCAGAGTCTAGTACTGCATATGAAGAGTTTACATTCAATGCGGTAACTCTATAGTCAACAGTACTTGCAAGAACAGTTGCTGAGTCAACCCCTGTAATCACACCGGCAGTAACAGTAGACGGGCTTAAGAATGCAAGACAATCTTTTCTAGAATCTACCACACTATTAACAACATATTTTGCAACAGTAGGGTTAACAGCGCCAGTCATGATTAGAGAAATATCATACATTTCAGAGTTATCAAACAACTTGAATGCGTTCTGAATATTTCCATCAGATGGAGATAGATCGTCTACACCACCAACAAGTACAGCGTCAATGTCAGAAGCTAGATTTGTGAATGTAACTCCAGCGGCTGGTGTACCCCAGTTGGTACCGGCTACAGGATGATCCATCCAGTATACAAATTTAGATGTATCGTTTAAAACATCTTTGTAGTAGTTATTAGTTCCATCAGATTTCTTAGCATTAGATGCCTTAGATAGGTATGGGAATTTTTCTAGAATACTACCTTTAACTCCACTGATAAGACCTAGTTCATCAATAACGATAACATGTAGCTCATCAGAACTACCACCAGCATTACTTGTGAATGTAGAAGTTCCTGGAGCAGAATCGAATTCGTCTTTATAATCCCATGTTGAATGTGTTCCAGCATCAGATAAAGAAACTCTGATAGAGTTGCCTAAAACGCCAGGATATTTTGCTGCGAATTCACCAACACTTGCTTGACCATTAGCATATGTAGTGTCATATACATCACGGTTATCAATAGCTAATGCCGCACCAGAAACAACAGCGTTTACGGCGCTAGATCCCTTAACTCTACAAACATATAGAGCATTAGAATATGATAAAAAGTTAGCTGCGGTTAGAAATGAGGTAAAATTACCATCTTTAGGTTTACC